GTAGAGAACGTATCGCTGTTTAGTCAGTTCTATACAATCAATTACTTTAATCGCTTCCATAATCGACTTAAGGACGTTGCTCAGCAGGTAGCATATACATCCCGTGAAGAACTACTTCATGCTATGGTTGGTATGAAACTTGTAAACACCATCAGAGAAGAACATCCAGAGTTGTTTGATGATGAGTTGATCGAACGTATTCGGCATGAGTGCGTAGAAGCTTATAAGGCAGAATCAAAGATTGTTGAATGGTCAGTGAATGGTTATGAGTCAGAACATCTAAGCACTCCTATCCTACAGAATTTTATTAAGAATCGACTCAATGATTCTCTTACACAAATTGGTATTGAGCCAGTGTTTGATGATGTCGATCAAGAGTTGTTAACAAAAACAGAATGGTTTGAAGAGGACACACTCGGGAATACTGCTACTGACTTTTTTAGCAAAAGGCCTACTGAATATTCTAAGAGTGATAAGTCGTATGGCGAAGAAGACTTGTTTTAATTGAAGTTGAAAAGTGTATATATAAATTATGGAAAAATATTATTGGTTAAATAAAGACTCTCGTCTCTTTCTTGAGAGAGGGTATTTGAGTGAAGGAAATACACCTGAAGAGCGTATTCGTCATATCGCTAAAACTGCAGAAAAGGCTCTTAATGAAAAGGGCTTTGCTGATAAATTTGAAGACTACATGTCTCGTGGATGGTATTCGTTATCATCACCNATTTGGGCAAATTATGGGCTTAAACGTGGCTTACCCATTTCTTGCTTTGGATCATACATTGACGATACAATGGAATCTATTTTAGGTAAACAGGCTGAAGTTGGTATGATGACTAAAATGGGTGGTGGCACTTCTGCGTACTTTGGCGAGCTGCGCGGTCGTGGATCAGAAATCTCCGCAGGTGGAAACTCAAACGGGCCCGTCCATTTTATGGAGTTGTTTGAAACCATGACAGATGTTGTTTCTCAGAGCAATGTTCGTCGTGGTTCTTTCGCTGCTTATCTTCCAATCGAACATCCCGATGTTCTTGAGTTTCTTAAGATCCGCGGTGATGGGCATGATATTCAACATATGTCTATTGGTGTTACTATTAGTGATAAGTTCATGAAAGAAATGATAGATGGTGATAAGGATAAGCGAAAGATTTGGGGTAAGGTTATTCAGAAAAGATATGAAAGTGGTTATCCATACATCTTCTTTAGCGACACTGTAAATAAGAACGCGCCAAAGATCTATAAAAAGGCAAAGAAACGCATCAATGCATCAAACCTATGCTCAGAGATTTGTCTATCAACTGATAACGAAGAATCTTTTGTCTGCAACCTATCGTCAATGAATCTTCTTCATTATGATGAATGGAAAGAAACTGATGCAGTGAAAACTCTGACGTATTTCCTTGACGCAGTTATGACTGAGTTTATTGATAAAACCGAAGGCCTGCCATTCATGGACGCACCTCGTAAGTTTGCAAGCAACCAGCGCGCACTTGGTATTGGTGTTCTAGGTTGGCACTCGTTTCTACAAAGCAAGTCTGTTGCTTTCGAGAGTCTACAAGCTAAAGGACTTACCAATGATATATTTAAACATATTGAAAAGGAAAGTTTAGAAGCTTCTGCTGAAATGGCCACTAAGTACGGAGAACCAGAATTACTTAAAGGCGAAGGCCGTCGTAATGTAACTACACAGGCAATTGCTCCTACTACTTCAAGTTCGTTTATCCTTGGTCAAGTATCACCTAGCGTTGAACCACTCAATAGCAATTACTTTGTAAAAGATCTTGCAAAAGGTAAGTTTACTTATAAGAATCCACACTTGATAGAAGTGTTAAAGACATACGGCAATAACACATCCGATGTATGGAAATCTATTCTAGTAACAGGTGGAAGTGTTCAGCACCTTATGTTCTTGTCCGATCATGAAAAAGAAGTGTTTAAAACGTTTGGTGAAATATCTCAGCGTGAAGTTATTCTTCAAGCTGGTATTCGACAAAAGTACATTGATCAATCACAGAGTATCAATTTAATGATTCACCCTAAGACACCTCCGCGGGATACAAACCAACTTCTTATCTTCGCATGGGAACAAGGTGTAAAGACTCTATACTATCATCGTGGCACCAATCCATCACAGGAACTATCACGCAATTTACTTCACTGCGCCTCGTGCGAAGGATAATGATTAAAGAAACACAATACTGTAACGCCTGCGCTTCTCAATATACTGTTCAATGGCTTGAACAAGATGTTGATGAAGACCTAATGCCAACATATTGTCCATTCTGTGGAGAAGAAAACTTTGGAGAGTTCGATCTGATCGAGACCGACGAGTTCGAATAGGTTTATAAATAACTCCATGTGGAGTTACAAAGGTAAAGAGTTTACTAGTGAAATGATCGGTGATAATGTGGGCTTTGTCTATGTTGTCACCGATACTTCTACTGGTATGAAGTATATCGGTAAAAAAACGTTCCAGAGTAAAGTAACTAAACCACCTCTGAAAGGTAAAACCCGCAAGCGCAGATCAATAAAGGAATCTGACTGGAAGACATATTGCGGGTCGAGCGAAGCGGTAAAACTTATTGTTGAAGAAAAAGGATTAGATCACTTTCAGCGAGAAATCATACACCTGTGCAAATCTAAGGGAGTGATGAGTTATATGGAGTGCTACGAGCAGATGACTACTCATGCGCTATTAAAACCAGACGAATACCACAACGCATTTTTCGGGGGAAAAATCCACCGTGGTCACTTAAAAGCCCTTAAGCCAGAAGACTTCGATTAATTAAGGGTGTACAAAAGGCCTAAACTATGGTATAATCTAGTATAGATTAACAAAGTAAAGCTAATACATTATGAAAAAAACAAATAGAAAGTGGGGTCTCCCATTATAATTATAGACTACTCAGCAATTGCTATTGCGACTGTGTTTTCTCAGCCAGGTGACTTAGACGAAAATAGACTTAGACACCAGATACTTAATTCAATACGAATGTACAACTCTAAGTTTAGAAAAGAGTATGGGCAAACAATTATTGCGTGTGATCAGACTTCTTGGCGTAAAGAAACGTTCCCACAATATAAAGCTAAACGAAAGTCAGCACGCACAGAATCACCATTAGACTGGGGCAAAGTGTTTGGTCTTTTAAATGGTATCCGCGATGAAATCTCATCAGAAATGCCATACCCTGTAATTACAGTAGATCGTGCCGAAGCTGATGATGTCATTGCTGCATTGGTTGAATCTACTCAAGAATTCGGTATGAATGAGAAGGTGATGATCGTTTCTGCTGATAAGGACTTTCTTCAGCTCCATCGGTATTCAAATGTAAAACAGTTTTCTCCAATGAAAAAGAATCTTATTACAGTCGATGATCCACTCTACTATAAATTCGAACACATCTGTAAAGGTGATGTAAGTGATGGGGTACCAAATGTACTTAGTCCTGATAATACTTTTACTGATGGCATCCGCCAAACACCAATGCGTGTTAAAAAGATTAAAGAGTGGTTTGATCAACCTAGTGATAAGTTGATTGATGCTATGGGTACTGAAGCTTATCGTAATTACTGCCGCAATAAATCAGTGATTGATTTTGATTGTATCCCTACTGATATAGTAGAAAATATCATGGGCACGTATAAGTCTCAACAAGGTAAAACTAACGCCAAAATCTTAAACTACTTAATAACTAAAAGATGCAGTATGCTGGTTGAATCAGCTAATGACTTCTTTACAAACTAAACAAGAAATAATATGGAAAAGCCAAAAGTGCAAAGGTATCCTCACGAAGTCCTTTCGAAAGTGTGTGAGTTAGATGATCGTAACGAACGTATCGAATGTCTAAAGGAAAACGCGTATAAGCAAGTAAAGACATTTTTACAACTATGCTATAACGATAAAATTGAATTAGATGTGCCAAAGGGTAAACCACCTTTTAAGGCGTGTCCAATCGGTCGCGAGCCATCACCTATATCTCGTACACTTCAGCCAATTGGCAGTTGTGTAGTAGGAAATAAGTTGCCTCGTCTTAAGAAAGAAAAGATCTTTATTGGCATTCTTGAGCAACTTCATCCAGAAGATGCAGGCTTACTTTGCGCAGCTAAAGATGGCACTATTAGTAATTTTCAGAATAAGAAATACCGCAAAATCACAAAAAGCCTTGTTGAAGCTGCCTTCCCTGAACTATTGAAATAAGTATTTACATTTGACTTAAACTATGGTATAATAATGGTATGAACGTATTCGTATTAGATAATGATCCAATAATTGCAGCGCAAATGCACTGTGATAAACATACACCTAAGATGATTGTCGAATCTGCTCAGATGCTATCAACTGCACATCGCATGCTTGATGGCGCTGAGGAGAGGAGACCTTCTAATTCTGGTAAAACAATGTCGCGCTATTGGGTACTACCTGACGAGCGAGAAGATACTTACTATAAGGCAGTGCATATGCATCATCCTTGTACTGTGTGGACAATGGCATCTATCGAAAACTATCGTTGGCATTGGAAGTTGTTTGATGCTCTATGTAAAGAATACACCTTCCGTTATGGTAAACTCCATAAGTCTGATGACTTGCTTCGAAAGGATTTATTCTATGGACCAGCTAATATTTCAGATGGTCCACTCACCAAATGGCCTTTAGCAATGAAGGCAAATCCAGAATGTATGTTCGATGATGTTGTTAAATCATATCGTGCATTCTATAAAACAAAACAAGAACGGTTCAAAATGGTTTGGACTAAAAGAGAGAAACCAGTTTGGTTTAATTAATATGA